CTACCTACGAAGCCAGCCGCAGCGAAGAAGCCAGCCACGCCGATCTGGCCTGGGCAACGATGCACGCACTGTATAACGAACCGCTGCAGGGCGAAGCCGCCAATACCAGCAACATTGTGGAGATTTTTTAATGACTCAGAATACCGCACAGGATGTGATGCCACCTGACGTACAGACCAATGATGCAGCGACTACCCAGGCGTTCAGCTTTGGCGATCCCATTCCGGTACTGGACCGCCGCGAACTTCTGGACTACGTAGAATGTGTGCAAATGGACCGCTGGTATGAGCCGCCGGTGAGCTTTGACGGGCTGGCGCGGACCTATCGCGCCGCTGTACATCACAGCTCACCGATTGCTGTTAAGCGTGACATTCTCAGTAGTACCTACATCCCCCACCGCCTGCTCAGCCAGCAGGCTTTTGCCCGTTTCGTCCAGGACTATCTTGTGTTCGGTAACGCCTATCTGGAAAAACGGACTAACCGACTTGGCGGGGTCCTGTCACTGGAGCCATCACTGGCGAAGTACACCCGGCGAGGTCTTGACCTCGACACTTACTGGTTTGTGCAATATGGGCTTACTACACAGCCCTATGAGTTCACAACAGGTAGCATCTTTCACCTGATGGAGCCGGACATTAACCAGGAAATCTACGGGCTGCCCGGCTATCTCTCCGCCATCCCGTCAACACTGCTCAACGAGTCGGCTACGCTGTTTCGCCGTAAGTATTACATCAACGGCAGCCACGCCGGGTTCATCATGTACATGACTGATGCGGCACAGAATCAGGAGGACGTGAACAACATCCGCCAGGCCATGAAAAGCGCCAAAGGGCCGGGCAACTTCCGCAACCTGTTTATGTATTCGCCCAACGGTAAAAAGGACGGCATCCAGATCATCCCGCTGTCGGAGGTCGCGGCGAAAGATGAGTTTCTGAACATCAAGAATGTGAGCCGCGATGACATGATGGCCGCACACCGCGTACCGCCGCAGATGATGGGCATTATTCCCAACAATACCGGCGGCTTTGGTGATGTGGAAAAGGCCAGTCTCGTCTTTGTCCGCAATGAATTAATTCCCCTCCAGAAGAGACTGCAGGAACTGAATGAATGGCTAGATGATGAAGTCATAACCTTTGAAAGGTATAGTCTCGATTAAACTAAAGTAATGGCTGGCGAAGGGCCAGCCATTAAATGTTAATCTTGTTCAGGCTCATAATGTGGTTCAATACTGCCAAAATCAACATACTTGATAATCGACGTTAATTCTACATCCTCAGCGTCCATATTATCATAATCCCTCTCGAAATCATTAAATATGGTAAATATCACACTGGTAGTATCATTAACTTCTGTAGACTCCGTTGTAGCAGCCAAGTAAACATTATCTTTATCTATGGAATCGTAATGATAAAAATTAAAATCACACTCGGCATAATATGTTACTGTGGCTTTAATCTCAAAAGTCGCATAATCTTGACCAACATCTATAACATTAATAAAAGGTTCAAATTCAACGTCTGATACATGACAATAGTTAGCCTCCGGCTCAAAACTAAGGTAGGAATCAGCCTCTGCCATAAAACTCACATCATCATAACGGCTAATAACTGCACTTTTAATAGAGTCCAATAGGGTATTAGATTTTCCTGCCTCTATATCGAACATTAAACGCTGAGCAAATTCATATGGGGCTGTTTTAGGTTGAAAATGCGTTAATGCTTCGCCTAAATCCTGAATGCAGGTTACATAATCTGAGCCACCACAGTATTCAATCCATCCTTGATCTCTTGAAATTGCTATAATTTTTTTATCAAATTTTTTAGCATAAGCCTCAATTGCAAATAAAACTGTAGCGTCTGGAAACTCCTCCTTCCTTTTCTTTCTATCAGCGAAGGGCGGAGTTAAATTAAAATACGCCTCAAATACTTCATCAAGTGTTGTTAAGTCACTACACTTAAATTCGACCGCACCGCAATTTGTCAAATACTCTTCTATAATCGAAGATGCCAACGCATCAGAACTGACCATTTTAATAGCACTATCGTAAACAGGATCTGTTTCTTTTGCTGTTAGCAAAGAATGTGCAAGTGCATCTTTAAGAGATTTATCCAATGCGTCTTGTGATTCTTTAATTTTTTTTGATAGATGACTTTGCACTTCATTTTTCACGATGTCAGGCATAAGAAAGTCTACTTGACTATGACAAAACTGCTTCATTCGTGAAAGCATACCTTCGTTAAAACGCCAGTGATAATTATCAATAGTTTGTGTATCTAAAACTATAGCATCGTATGACACAAGCTCGCTCCTTCTTCTTTAGTGCACAACAGTGTGTTCTACAAAATCATCTAAGATGAAAGTTGTAAACCTAACTGTTTATGCCTGCAAGTTTTCTTTTTTTCCCTTCTGCGCGCGCTCGTATCCCCGCCACGCCTGCCCGCTTTACGCAGTGGTTTTCATGCACCTGCATGAGATATGAAAAAGCCCGCCAGAACTGGCGGGCTTGGACATAAACGATCCTCTAACGATCATTCATTTTCATGCAGCATAGTCATGCATTCAGTAGCGGCTTAAAATTTAATCGTCTAATTTTTTTACAATCTCAGCAATCCGAGCAACGGTGGCTTGCTTCTCGGTGTATTCCCGATACGAATTTTGAGCACTATTGATTAAACCGTCATAGTAAACAACTCTGCCATTAACAGACTGTAACTGAAGGTTAGTGTATGAAGGATCGAAAGAATAATCTGAAGGCTCACGACCCAAAACAAAAATTACGTCTATTGATGGCGTTGATGATGGATCCACAGTTTTCGCGCATTTAATTACAGCTTGTCTGTATTTATTTCCCTGCGCTACCAAAGTTGCAATAGAGGTCAAAACACTTGCTCTTTTAAGCTCAATGATAATATGCTTGCCTGCCGATGAACGATATTTTATATCCATACGTCCTTTTCGCTCATCCTCAGTAAGCCCAGCATCAATTTTATCCCACTCTTGGTTGACTCTGGATTCCATTATTGGGGAACCATCAATCCTTTCCCAAGAAGGATCTAATAGCCAAAGGTGCTCAAAAAGATAACGTTGTAAAACCTTTTCTTTTTCATCGTTATCAACCAGCCCCTTGAAGCTTTGGATAACATCCACTCGACTTTTTGCAATTTCATAATATAACGTTGCCTCTAGATCATCTTGCTTTTCTAGAAGCGGCAAAAGTTTTTCAGCATTAAATATAACTGCCTCGGCTAATTCCCGTGACATTTCTTTTATTCGCAAACGTTCAAAAGCAAAGATAGCGTGCTTAAATAACTCTTTTTTCTCTTGAGGCTTATCTTCTAAAGGTAAAGACTCAATCTGAGCAATCATCTTTTCCGCATATCCTTGTGAAGCTGGCTTTAATGAGCTAATCCATTCCACAAGAACAGGGTTTGACTCTTTTGCTTCCTTAGCACCTTGCATTTCACGTAAAGCACTCCATTGGCCAGCTACTTTTCGCAATGCAATTTTAACTAATGATTTAAGGTATTGATATCTAGGATCATCCTCAACCACTCGTTGTCTATCGCTTGTTGCAATATCTTCATCTTCATCTGTATCTAAAAAATCCGCCTCAAGCTGACCAGTTAGATACTTTGTATATATACCGCCATCATTGATATCATCCAAAATATTTTCTTGGAACAATCTTCCCCTAGACAAAACAACTATGCTGTTAAGATTCCCTTCTGGGGTATTTAATTGGCTAGGTTGTTTGATACTTCCAATCCATCCTTTGATGTTCCATTTTGGATCGAATAGCGGACTCTCTACCAGAGCAGAGGAAATATCAGTTACTGTAATTAGCCCTGGACATTCCTTTAAAAAATCTATTCCTGAATTGAGATCCCACACAAATTGAACATGCTTTAAATCCTCACGCTCTTTAGCAGTAACCTCAACCCCATCAACATAAACTTTAAAATCATTGCTACCAATAATTGAGAATCGTCTGGCTAATTTTTTACGCAGCGCTGATGCAGTTGCAGGTATTCGGGAGCGATTTAAATCTCGTAAAGTCACAAGAGTACCTTGGCTAACAGTAACCTGAGTTGCATCAAGCGGCTCAGGGTAATATCTACCTGCGCCACTCTTAATAGCATGCTCAATTGCCGGTACTTCCATAATTAAGCCGTGTTGCTCGCCATCTTTGATAGATTCAACGATTACTGTCTTTGCAATCGAAAACAATGATAACTTACCTATACCTTTTCTTCCCATGGGTAAACGCCCCTTAGGAGTTAAAAGTTGGTCTTTATTATTTCTTTTTTGGTAACCAACAGTTAGGTACTTTGAATTCATATCATTGATGGTCATTCCAAAACCATTATCTGATATAGTGATCTCGTCAGGAGTAAGTTTTATGTGAACCTCGGAAGCATCAGCATCCCAAGCATTAGCAACAGTTTCAGTAATCACTGCAGCCACATTACTATAGAGATTGATACCCAGATGCCCTAAGACGCTCAAACTAACCTGCATCTCATAGGTATGCGTAGATGATTCACCCTGCGGTAAAACTTCACTGTGCTCCGCCATCAGCCCTGCTTCCCCTTATAGACTATTGATAAGTGACTTCCCAACTACCTCTCCTAGTTTTACCGGAACAGCATTTCCGATCAAGCGGCCCACAGTAGCAAATGTGATCTTTTCGCCAGGTTCAGAAAAAACATAGTTGCCCGGAAAACTTTGAAGGATGGCAGCTTCACGTAAAGAGATAGCCCTATCCTGCTGCGGGTGACCAAATCTACCATTACCAAATCCAAAACAGAGTGTGGTCATTGTAGGAGCAGGCTCGTCCCATTTCATACGTCCGTAAACACTAGTATAAGTTTTACCGCTACTTTTTTTATGGCAAGCTGCCACCAACTCTGGATCCCAATCCTTCCAAGTTCCACCAGGTTTTGATTGGCGTATTCTTTCTAAGTTCAATGGACTCATACCTTGAGCCACATGTAGGGGGTCTTTATCATCAGACTGACCTGGTTTTATCTCTGGCAAATGCGAAATGACATCTTTAACTGTCACATAATTGTCTTCTGAATGCGTTGGAGGGATTAACGCAACGTCGTTAATCTTTGAAGCAAGTAAAACTAATCGCTGTCTTTTCTGAGGAACACCGTATTGCTGGCAATCAACAATACCATGCCAAACTTTATACCCACTGGTCTTAAGGTCTTTTACAAACTCAGTGAAAATCTTATGCTTTTGTAACCTTGGAACATTTTCCATAGTTATCAGATCAGGATCGCACTCTTTAACCAAACGACCAAACTCACCTAAAAGCTTCCACTTACCGTCCTCAGACTCAATTTTACCCTTGCGATAGCTTGAGAATGGTTGGCAAGGAGCACAACCAGCAAGCAACCTTAGACCATCTGAGGGCCACAAACGCATCAGATCCTGTCCAGTCACATCACTAATGTCCGAATTTATGTATTTAGTCTTATTGTTATGCTCATAGGCCCACTGGCAATCAGGATCTAAATCAATACCGGCAATCACATTTATCCCTGCTTGTATTAGTCCATGGGTCAAACCACCCGCACCGCAAAAAAGGTCAATTGCATAAATTTTAGACATAACTTCCTCTCCGTTAACGCCTCCTATTTTAGCTAAGAATTGCTAAGACATCGAGCGACTTCAATACCTTAAAGCAATCATTCATAAGCTATTGAAATAGTTGATTTATAGATATAAAACGACTACTAAAGGCAGAAATGTATCATCAAAAGCATGTTTATCATAACCTTTCGACTCCGACTTCAATGAAGACCATGATGCCTAAACTACATAATGTTGCTGTATAGGTACCTTATTGATGAAAGAGGATTCTACCCTAACGCCTCGCTACACTCGTTGTTAAACCTTGCTGGCGTCAGAAAAGTAATTCTGGCGCCAGCAAGGTTAGTTAGTGGAGCCAGCTATCGTCTTCCCAGACCTGCTGCAAAATCTCCATTACTCGCTTCTTATCTTCGTCCAGTTTTAAGCCTCCCAGTACTAGGCCATTAGCGCTTCCCTTACGTATGCGGATTGCCGTTTTTGGATAGAGAGGGCGCAAATTTCGGTAAAGCTCGGATTCAAGGGCTTCCAGTGTTTCCTGGCTTATCTTCTGCTCTTTATCGATCATTATTTCAATGCGCATAAAGCCCCCCTTTAGTTGATGACGTCCATCGCCTGGCCGTATTCATGGTTACGAATTTTCGCCATCAGCTCATCCGTCAGCTCCGACACCCACTGGATCGCAAGGCGCTTCTCTTCATCGCTGCACTCACTAGCCGCTACAAGCTTGATAAAAAAATCAATACGCTGGAGTTTTAACGACTCCAAAAGATAGTCCTGCATTTCCCCTCCTATCCTCACTACGGGATATCCGTTGCCATAAACCCTCAAAGGGATATTGCCATACTGTATATGCATATACTGGACATCCATACAGTATAATATGATTTTCTCTATGTAAAATAGTTTTTATCATTCAATCAGATGTGTCCGATGTAGGAGGATAAAGCAGAAAATGCGCCCCCTTCATCGGTACCACTGGCGCCATTTATCATCTTCCTGCAGCCTTTGGTTCCGGTAAAAGACACGCAGACCGGCACCGGATGGAATACTGCCGCCGCGCAGAAGCAGATCGATCTCCGCCTCCGAGCCATCAAAGCCTCTCGATTTAAGTTCATACTCCAGCTGCAGGCGCTGCTGATTATCCACATCCTGCCTGTACCCTTTCCGGCGCTTAGGCTTAACCATGCGAAGCCGTGCGTTTAGCTCCCTCAGCTCCTTTTTGCTCATGCTATGGAGATACTCCTGCAGCTCCCGCTCATCCATACCCGCAATATCCGGTAAATCCTGTCCACTTACGGCCCCGTTTTCGTTCATTTTTTCCACAGGGGGACAGTTATTGCCACGAGTCCAAGGGGCGCAAGCGCCCTGGTCGGCTGGCGCCTCCTGAACGTCAACGGCCTTACGAACCATTTTCCACTTCATCGCATGCGTGCAAATCCGGCCCTCAATAATCGGGGACCAGATGCCATAAATACGGGTGCCGTGATCGCCATAGGCTGATGGCTCGTCATTGAGTTCATAAGCCGTGCGGACCAGATGATGTTTACGCGGAACCAGTACGCCGCCCTGTTTCATGATGTAGGTGGCAAAACACCCGGCATCGGCTGCCGCCAGCACGGCATCCAGACGCGGGTTATCCAGTACCGGCGCACCTGCTTTTTTATCGGCCTGCTGTCGCGCGGCCTGGCCTGCCAGCAAACGCAGCTCGCGATAAGCCTGGCGGCCCGGTATACCGAAAAAGCGGAATTGCTGGACGCGATGCAGCGAAGCCCAGGCATTGACATGTTCGGCATTGTCCCGCAGTGATCTGCCGGTTTCTTTGCTGATTTCGTTAGCCAGGCCACGCCCGTTGATGTTCTTACTGATGTACTTCGCGATGTAGCTGGTAGGCGTACCCTTGCGCGGGTTGATCAACTCAGACTTAAAACGCGGGCCGGTATTGTTGCCCAGCTCCTGGCGGTCCTCACGGATGGCAAATTTACGCAGCAGCGCGGTGATGGATTTGCGGTCTTTTTTGCGCATGAAGCAAAGCAGGTGCCAGTGCACGGTGCCGTCATGGTGTGGCTCAGCAACGCGGACGCCATACCAGCGCAGCCCGGCTTTGTGCATCGCCTTGCGGAAAGCGGCGAACGTATGCACCAGATAGTCGCTGCTCTGCCGGACCGTTGCACTGGTCCATTTCGGGTTTGGCCTGCCGTTATTGAGCGTTGCGTGAAAGCGTGACGGGCAGGTGATGGTATAGAACACGGCGCATTCACCACGCATTTCTGCGATCAGCTCCAGCCCTTTAACGCAGGACATCATTTCGTTGCGCCGGTGCGCCGGATTGCTGCTGCTGGCGTTTACCACGTCTTCCATATCCAGCGTATCGCCCTGCTCATTGGTCAGCTCATGCGAGCGGAAGAACTCCAGCGATTTGCGGCGCTGTTCGCGTTTATGGATCACGGCCTCATAGCTGACATACGGGGACGCCTTTTTGTTAACCAGGCAGACGGCGCGCAACTGTTCTTCCCGCCATTCACACCGCATCTGCCACAGCTTGCGATACCACCAGTCAGCGCAGAGCATACGGGCAAGCGAACCCGGGATAAGTTCGTATGGGACCGGGTTACGGCGGTGCTTTTTACGGCGCAACTGCTCGAAAGCAGGCGGGATAACATCAAGGCGCATGGCCTCAGCGGCCACCCTTTCCCATGACCGGCGGATCTCTTCCGGCGTAACGTCTTCATCCGTAAACAGCTCACCGCAGGCAGCATCCAGACACATGCTCATGTGTGCCGCCACCAAGGTAGATAACCGCTTAACCTGATCCTGGTTTATTTCCGGTAGAACCAGCAGGCCCTCCAGCCCGTCGTGGCTCGCCATAAACCGGAATGACGCAGAAACCTGGCTGGCACGCACGCGCTCCAGGCGTTCAAGGCACGGCCTGATGGTTTCACGCAGGTAGCGGGAATAGGCTTTTGCTCTACCCAGACTATGGAAATATTTAATCCGCTCCAGCAGAGGCTTGCTGATATGGGACGGCATGGCGTTAACGTCAGCCAGAATGACCAGATCGGGATTAAAACGCTGCTGCTCGCGCGCCATTTTGGCATGGCTAATCAGCCGGTCCTGCTCCATTTCACGCTGAACAGGATCACGGGCTTCATTGTAGAAATAGCGTTCCCAGACCTCATCGCTCATCGCCTCACGGCGCAGCTGCTCCTGCTCGTTGTCGCTGGCGTAGAGGGCGATCAGGTTTGAAAGCGCAGACACCGGCGCAACTTCCGCCGGGTCCACATACGGGTTAACCGCTTTTTTCGGGGCATTCCAGACAAAAGCAGTGGCGGCATCATCTGCACCGCCGTAGTTTTTAACGTCGTGATGGCTCACACAAATACTCTCTTTGGAAAGTTTCGTAAGACGCACTCACGACCGGATACGCTGCCAGATCAAACCCGGACCAGATCAGAGGTTGAGAAACAGCGATAATTTCAGTTGCAGACTTACCATCACCACCGGCAACGCCCATACTGCGTTTTGCGTTAATACGGTGGCGGGTAAAACTCTGGTAAATCTCGTTCGTCAGCTCTGTTTCACTGTTCGACACAACAACCTGATGGCCTGCTGATGCCAGTACATCAAGAGTCGTCACCAGGCGACGCTGTTCAAGCTCATTGAAACCATCAGTGTGATAATCGGTAAATGTACCGTCATAAGGTGGGTCGCAATAAATCACATCACCTACTTTGACCATCGCTAAAGTTTCCTCATAGCTGGCACAAATGAAGGTGGCGCGTTTTGCTTTCTCTGCAAATGCTCTGATTTCGTCTTCCGGGAAATATGGTTTTTTATAATTCCCGTATGGAACGTTAAATTCACCTTTCCTGTTATAACGGCACAATCCACGATAACAGTGGCGATTAAGATAAAGGAAAAATACAGCCTTCCAGAAATCAGTAGTTTCAGATGAATGATTAAAATCCTGACGAATATTGTAATAAGAGGTTTCGCTATTAGTGCTGGCAAAGAACCCTTTAGCGTTAGTAATAAATTTCTCGCAGTTAAATGCAATCTGCTTATAAAGATTAATCAGGTCTGAATTAATATCCGCGACAAGATAATGAGGATACTCTGTCGCCATCATCACAGCGCATGAACCCGCGAAAGGTTCAACCAGTCGCAGGCCTGCAGGCAGGTGCTTTTTCAGCTCATGCATGACGGCGGTCTTATTGCCCGCCCATTTCAGGATGGTGCTCATATAGCACCCCCATTGTAGTGTTTGCCTTTCAGCTCTGCGATTTCCTGACAGGTGATGCAGCACTGCACGCCGGGAAGCGCACGGCGGCGAGCGGGCGGGATTGGCGCATCACATTCGATGCATAAAACGCGGGAAACGCCCGGCTCTTTACTGCGGGCGGTGTGGATGTGCCGCTGGCGTTCTTCTTCAACGCGCTGCTGTACGAGGTCCATAGAATCAGCCATCAGTGGATCTCCTGCGCTTCGTTCTGGATGTTTTCCGCAGCAACGCGCAGCAGCTCCGCTGCCTCCACGTGATTAAGCTGGCGCGATGTGATGTGACACGCCAGGCTATCAAGGCGGGCAGCCATTGCCGCAGCACGTGCTCGGCGTTCTTCCATGCGGGCCTCTGTCAGCATCTGGTTAAGACCTGCATCATCCGGGCCGATTTTGTTGGAACGAGTTTCGATATTTCGCATTGTTGACTCTCCTGAATTTTGGCAAAAGAATGCCCGGCGGGTTTACGCCATTAATTTCTGTTACTGGTTAATTCGGCATGGTTAGCCGCTTTGGAAATAAGCTCACCACTGCACGAAAATGGTTCATTGCTTTTATCAGCTCCCGCTTTTCGTCAGTCGTCAGCTCATTCATATTGACGTTATGACGATCCGCCGGAATCTTAGC